TAAAATTAAATTTACATTTGTGAATACATTTATTTGCATTTTATAATATTTTTTACTTACACAAAAGTTATACTGATTTTTTTACTTTAATTTTAAGACTATTGAAAATAAAATTATAAACTCAAATAAAAATGTATAACTCATATGCACAAGGAATGTACCCATATACAAAAGGAATAGACCCATATGCAATGTATCAACCAACACCTGAAAAAAACTATATAAAGATATTCATGGGCTGTGCACTCATAATAATAAACATTATGGCATTTTTATCAATCACTGTATTTTGTGGTAAAAATTTTCCATTCCGAAATATTTCATCAACATATTATAGTTGGTTCGTTGCATTTACATCCATTTGTTTTACAATCGGTATAATAGGTCTTATACTCAACATCATTCCGTTTACGAAACCAATCGTCATGTTTATATTTCCATTTACGTCTTCCATACTCAGTATATTGATTGGTGCATTTGCAACAACATATGTTGCAATGACACTTGCTGCTGTAAACAAGTCTGGACCTGATAAAAACAACCCGGATAAAAAATGCAACACACATACAACTGTTGCAATACAAGTAATGGGTGTATCAGTACTTTTAGGAGCTATTTATATATATTATGGTTATTATCCACCACCGGAAGAAGATGATTATTATTGATTTGCTATACAATAACTTTTAAAAATATATTCTTCTATAATAAATATGTTGTTATTATTTATAGAATTGTTTCCTATATTTTCATTGGGACTTAGCCCTTTTGTTAACTTTAATCATTGTAATATAAACGAAACATTTGTCATTAATCGGTTGGACGGTGCAACTTGTCATCATGATGAAACTTATATACGGGATTCTATGCAATATATGATCTCAAGGAAAAAGTTTTATGAACTTGTTACAAATACCGTGTCCGAATCTCAAGAATTTGTTTGCAAGGTGAATTCAACTCAGTATTCTGACGTGTTGGTTGTCGATACAAATGCTTCTGCAACGGATCAAAATACAACAATACCCATTATTTGTCATGTTCCAGATACAGCAGAAATTTTTTACAGCGATGTAGAAGTGTGGAATTATAAACCGTCTACAAACACTGCTGAACTTATGAAAATTGTAGGTACAACTGTACCCGGTTCAGATATTGAATGGAATGCATACTTGAATCATGTTCAGTTTTCAAGAAGTGAGAATATTGCTGGGTTGAAGGGAGAGTATGGATCTACCATTCTTCGATGGGACGATGCCACATACAATCCATGTGGTGCTTGTTCAAAGACCACGTCAGGATTGATTTTCAATCACACATTTAATGCGGAAAACTATTGTTTGTTTCGAGACAATTACTGTGTGCTTTATGGACAAGAAGATTCTGTGAATTGCACGAGTATGAGTGGTTTGACGTGTTTCGATCCGTCTGCTTTGAACGCACCCGCACCACCTCCGCGGTTGCCTTCACCGCCGTTTCCACCTGGTCTTGCTCCTGCTCCTTCATTAATTTCTTGTACGTATACGGAAGGGAGTGTAGAAAAATTAAGGACAACAAAAGTTGTACCGAATCATGAAGCATTTTTGACAAGCGCAGACATATCCAATTTAATATTGTGGTTTTTAGCGGTACCAAAACATATAGATACATCAGTGTATGACGAAAAACGTATGGTAAGATGTTCTAACTGGGATAACAGTGGATCCGGCGATAATACTATAAGTAGTGCGGATATTTCAAATATAATATTAAAATTTTTAGATAATTCTATTTCGCTTCCGATTCACATAACATAACTTGTGATAAAAAAAATAATAACAAAATTAAAAATGAAATTATTATATTTTTTAATATATCTGGAAATAGTTAAAAGTAGTTTTGTTTCAAATTTAAATGTAACTTTTCAAGATTGTGGTTCTAAAGCGTATATTGTGTACACGATGACAAGTTTAGATAATGGATTTAAAAGTTTAAGTTTCAATTATGAAGCTCACGGCACAAATGTAGATTCATTGTCAAGTCCTGCTTCGTTGTTAATTGATAATTCTTTTACATGCACAATACCTAATCTTTTGACAGTGAACAAAATTGGAAGTTTTTTCTTAACTATACCTACTTTATCTGGTACTGATTCAGGTGGGGGTTTTCTTACACTGTTTACTAACGAGCAGCCGTCTCCATATACATTTTACCAGCTTGTGGATGGTCGCCCTAGTTCTTTCGATGTTACAAATCTGCAACTAAACTACCAAGATGACACTGGTACTGTTGTGCAGTATCCAACTGTAAACTATTTTCCATTACCAGACTATATTCCATCACCATGTGATACTTGCTTTAATTCAGGATGTGAAGTAGGTGAGGACACTGGAAGTCGTACATGTCAGGCACCATCTCCACCAGTTTGTGGAAATACGTGTACGCACGTAGACTTTGGAAGTGGGTTTAACCCATCAGCCGGTGCGTCAAATTGTGAATACGACTCTAGTAATGATGACTGTAGATTTAGCGGGTTCCTTTGTAGTGCTGGTGGTGACGCAACGAACTGTCCACATTCAGGTTCTCCAACAGTATGTACACTTCCACCATCTCCACCAGTTTGTGGGAACACGTGTACACACGTAGACTTTGGAGGTGGGTTTAGCCCATCAGGTGGTGCGTCAAATTGTGGATACGACTCTGATAATGATGACTGTAGATTTAGCGGGTTCCTTTGTAGTGCTGGTGGTGACACAACAAATTGTCCTGGCCCAGGACCACCATCGCCTCCTTGTTATAATTCAACATACGATGTTCGTCCACCACTTCCACCAACCCCAACACCTCCAACTCTACCTCCTCCCGCTGAACCGATTCCATCTCCACCACCCGCTCCACTTTCTCCACCGCAAACAAAAACTGTCTTGATACGTGGTGACAATGGCGATCGTCCATACACAGTAGCACACCCATTCGCACTAGAATTATTTGCAAATGGCGGTATTCCAATAGAAAGCAAACCTATTCCGGCAGGAACATATATACAGACTGCAGATAACGATCGACATAAAGTTGTGGTAGTTGAAAGCAATACAGATTCAGGATGCACGATTTCTCAAGATAGTTTCACACATTTTGAAAATTACAAAGGGTATACTTTTTACGCACCTCGGGATTTCAACTTGACTTATGACGGTGCGGAACCCGCTGGTTGGTCTGAGACTCTGGAACTCAGAAAAGGAATACCGATTTCGTTTTCAACACAATTAGAAAATAATACAGTGTCATTCGATTCGTTACCAAACAATACATTTATTCGTAAAGGAGACGTTGTTATGAGAACAGACAAAAATGGAGATCACAAATGTATAACATGCAATGTTACACAAGGTTTAGAAAGTTTTACAAGTTTTGAACGTGGTTCAGGATACATCATTTCACCATCGGGTAGTGCAACACTTACTATATCCTAAAAAAGTTACATCGAAAGATTATGAACAATTGTAGATACATCTTTTATAATGTGGTGAATTGTATAAGAAACTATAAATCTTTGTGCAATAAAAAAAAGCACGTCGGAAAGTTTAAATTCTATTTTTTTTTGGTTTGTTCCTTCGTAGATAGAGTTGATCATATATGTTATGACAGTTTTTGTCTCATAATCATCTATAATACATTCATCGTCCATTATACACGATACTAATTCGTAAAAAGTATTATCTTTACTCATTTTTTTTGTTTTTTTTACATTCTTTGTTTCAATTGTTTCTTCTATTGAATTTTTATATTCCTCTTTGGGAAGATACATCACAATCTTACTTGAAATCGATGGCTGGTTTCTGTAAGAGTGAGCCATCATTGCCAAGTTCGCCGGTGCAGAAGCAACATGACGCATTTAATTTTTACTGTAATTAAAAAAAAAAGAAAAAAAACTAACTTTATATTTTTTACAATTTTTCAAACACTATCTTGGGATTTTGCTTTTCTACTAATTCTTTTCCAAGTGCCTTGTAGTCAAACGAACAGTTGTGTGCTGTATTCGATATATGTGCAGAACAAAACACTTTTTTGCATTTACACTCCAACACACAAGTTCTCAATTTTTTATTACATACCTGACAGCGATCGGGCTTGATTTCTGGTGTATTTTTATCATGTTTGTTGTTTTCCGAATGTATTGCTTCGCGAGGTTTGTTATTCTCGATTTGAGTTTCAGACTTTTTTTCTTTTGGAAATACATTACTGCTTAGATAATTGTCACAGTCCATATTTTTATATACACTTTTTTTAGATTTCATAGTACAAACAAGATTTACACTGATTTATAAAATTTCTTTAAACAACATTTTAAATAAAAGAATTATAAAAGCTAATTGTCCCCAATGAAAGACTTGCAAGTATGGCGATAAAACTGTACGTCTTCAAGAAAAAACTTGCCCATATGAGTGGAATCATGTAAAGTGGTTTTTCCGTGTATATAGAGACTGTAGAAATAATTAAAATAAGAATTGGTGCAATAATAGGAGGAAAAGGTGCTTCAAACACAAAATCCCAAGAAATAGTACTCGCTAATAACAACCAACTTGCGGTCATTGCACCACTTGCTTGTGAAACCCACATTGTGAGATTTGTAGGTTTTTCTTCCAAGTAATGAGAGAAGAATGCTAAAAATGCTCCTGATGTAATTGATAACGCAGCAAGTTCGTAACGATTTCCTTTACTTGCAAAATAAACCCACAGAGCACTGCATACGAAACTGAATGCCAAAAGTAGTAATGAAATCATGTTTTCATTTGATTTTTCATCAAGTATAGAATTCAATGATTTGAATATGACTAAAAGAAAAATAGGAGTCCATATACCGAATGCTGGATCTTTGGGAGAAATTTCTGACTTCTTATTTGGAGGACGAATCCCCCATTTTCCAAGAGCCACAAATGTTGTTACCAAACCTACGAGTAACCCGATTCCACTTGCTTGTATTTCATTCATAACTTTGACATTACAAAATAATTTAAATATTAAAGTCTGGCTTCGAAGAACTTCCACCACCTTCTGTTTTCAATCTTTTAGATTCTTCAGTACGACGTTCAATAGTTTTTGTGGGCCGTTTTGGTGTTTCTAATGTTTCATCTTCTTTTTCATCGTCTTTTTCAAATTCTTTTAAAAACTTTATACTGTCTGGTGAAAGTTTGTAAGATTGAGTTGCCATAAAGTCTAAAAAGTCATCAGGAGGAATAAGATCTTTATCGTTGTCATATCTTATGTTATAAACTTTTTCTATTATATTTCTATCATCATCATAAATACACGAATAATCTTGTGTTACTAAACTTTGTAATGTTGTGTCCATTATTTTTTTATATAATAAAAAAAATGTGGAATTCTTTATCTACTTTAGAAAAACTTTACAACTATAGAGCAGCTTCTAACAGTAATAAAACTAATATATCTCTTAATTTATCGATATCTAATATAAAGGATAAGTTGTTAAATGCTTCGTCACCAGATGAACTAGATGAATATATAGAAAATGCAAAAAAAAATAATTTAGACGTTGTAGATATATTAGAAGAAGCAATTTCGTTAGGAAATTTTTCTAAAGATTTAGTACAAGTTTACACAACTAAACTAGAATACGAAAAAATGATAGATCAAATAACAAATATGCGCTACAAACTAGGAAAAGGTGCGTTTGGTATTGTATATAGAGTGTCTCAAAACAAAGTGGTAAAGGAAAATTCAAAAATTTTTAAAGAAGAAGTTCAAGTATTAAGTAAGCTTTCCAATATTCAACACCAGAATGTTTTAGGTGTATTTTTTGTGTCAGGAAAACGCGCAATTTACGAATTTTTATATTGTATGAGTATGGGAAGTCTACAACCACAATGTTTAGAACTGTTTCATATTCTACAAAATTTAAATACAAACTATCAAGGACGTTTGTATACGGTGTATAATAATAATATTATCCAGCAATTGTATGATGGAATAACTTTTTTACATTCAAACAACATATTTCATAGAGATTTGAAACCAGAAAATATAATGGTAACAGGTATAATTCCAAACAAAATTGTTGTAAAAATTATTGATTTCAATCTTTCGTTATTATTAGAAGAAAATAGCACATTTTATCATGAAGTTCCAGATCCAGGACGTGTTGGGTCACCGGCATATGTATCATTGCAATACAATAATTTCAATCAGTACAAAAATAAAATTCTGGCCGGTTCAGAGCTAGAAAATGTAAAGAATATAATGGCAATTTCCGATATGTGGTCTTTTTTAGTTATTTGCTGGGTTTTAATTTACGGAGGTATACCGTGGGGCTTTTCTAGTACAACAGATCCCCAATTTGTTTATTATTTAAGAAATAAAGAAATACCTATAAATACAGACTTAAGATTGTTAATAAAAAATCAGTTAGTAAATTATGATGTTAATTCACACTTGAGTACTCTTTTAAACATGTTATGGGAAATTAAACCTGATAATAAGGTATATCTAACTGAAAAAAATATGAAAGCATTTTATAATAGTATTGGAGTACTTTTAGGTGCAAGTATGCAAATAAATTTTTCAACTAATTGAAGTTTTTAGAGATCGTCCATTTTAGGTGCCATAAAGTATTTGAGAACGCCTTCTTGAAACGTATATTCAAGTGAAAGCGGTAAATCATTAGACAAAGAAACGTTTACAACTTGCGACATGAGAGAACCTTTTGTAAAAAGGTTTAAATATTTTGAAGAAAACGAAGCACTTGTCTTTTCATTTATTTTTATGACAACAGGTGGAAGTGAATCATCACTCATAGAACTGTTTGGTGTCAATGTTACGTTTCCATTTGTAGTATCACTGGAGAATGAAAACTTGATTCCGGTTTTACTGTCGGAAGAAATTGTAACTGTATCTGCAAGATCTTTAAAATCCCTGCAAATTCTTACTAATTCTTGTGAAGACATTGAAAAATATGTCTTGTACTCGACATCTGGAATACCAAGTTGTTCTTGTTCAATATCCAAAAGAGAAACACAAAACTGAGATATTTTAGAACCGTTTGGTGTTTCAAATAGACAAGTCAACTTGTCCTCGTTGTTATTTTTTTGAAGTGTTAATATATCCTCATTGTTGCAAAGCTTCAAAACTTTTTGAAGTGAAACTACGTTAATACCAATACTTGTTGCACTATCACACTTGTAATGAGAAAATGCTTTGGAAGCATCTAGAAAAAAATAAATCAATGCAATATGTGAATTGTCCATAGCTTGCATATGAATTCCAGTTTCTGAACAGTCTAAAACAACTTCTGTAACCATTTCTTTAACAGCGTCAATAAGACGTTTGAAAAAGGCAGCGTCGTTCTTGAGCCGTGCTTCCATTTTCTTTTACCGTCTTTTTTCAATAAGACTCTCTAACTCGTCTATACGGTTTTTAAAGTTTTTAATAATATTTTCAAATGTTATTTTTTCGTCTTTCTCAGTGTATACTCGTAAGTTTCTTGTAACGTGACGCCTGAAAATGTCATCCCAATCACCTGTAGATGGAACCTGGATTTCTAATGCATAGAACCTCCAACCCGGTGAAAAATCATCATACATTAATGGGTTAATTTTTATTTTAAATTTTAATTCTTCTACCTCCAGAACATACGTTACTGGTTTATCTTTAATTACACCAAAATATTTTTCAAATTTTTTTAGATATGTTTCAATTATTCCATCATAAACTTTTCTTCTTGCAGATTTATATAATTTTTGTGGTGATCTTTGAGAATCTGTTGAGCTTGAAGGCAACGATTTTTCGACATCCAATAAAGACATTGGTAAAAGGGGTGTCGGTATGAATGGAGGAGGTGGTACAGATGGTCGAGGAGGTGATGGTGTCATACCAGTATTGAATTTAAAAATTTCTTCTTCTTCTTGCGGCTTTTCACTACTTTTATAAAAAATATTTGCAAAAAAATCTCTCATTTTAATTTTAATATTAAAAAAAGTTGTGTATCTCTATTTTTTTATTTTTTTAGAATCATATAAGAAATGGATGTTTGTTATGACTGTAATATAAATGATACTAATGAAAAGTTAAAAAATGAAATAAACTTTTGTTTAATGAAAATTAGTGCAAGTATATGTAACGACTTGTACGTAGAAAAAAAAGAATATAAAATTAAAAAAATAATAAAAAAAATGCTGATTGAAACTTGTGAATTTATTATATCTCAAAACTGTACAAGTACTAAAAAAAATAACATATTATAAATACTGTTGTCACGACTCTAAAAAACGTAAATACGCTTGTCTATTAATAAAATCTCTTTCAAAAACTGGATACTCGACATCAGGGGGAGGATCTGGGTTGTAAGTTGTATTATGCAACCAAACTAATGAGATCAATATTGTTATCAGCATTTTTTTTATAACTTTAATTTACTTTGGAACACCAACGACTATTTTTTTGTCGTCGGTATTCGTAACGGAAAATGTGTACACTCCATGTCTGGGAATCGTTTTTTCCTGTTCGTCTTCTACGTCTTCAACATGTTTTTCAACATCCTTGTCAAAATTTATAGTAACTTTTCCTTCTTTGTTCTTAATGTATAGTAAAACTTTATCTGGAACGTTTTTCAACTCATTTTCAGTTACATTTTTTTTTAATATATTATTTCTTTTCAATAAGTTATTTAAAAAATATGTATAAATTATAGAAACCACAATAAATGTAGTGCATGTTATATAGTTGTTCATTTTTAATATATATTAAAAAAATAATTATTTTATAAGGTTATGAAACAATTATTTTATTCAAGTTACTGCAACAACCACAATACAACACTTCTACTTTGCAATCACTTGGTATGTGGCGATTCGGTCATACTGATGGACGATCGGCAATTTTCTCAGTGGATTCCCATAC